ACCGATAAAAAAAGTGGCCTGTTAGTTTTGATGCTTTAGCACATTCATCTAAATGGATAAGACTTGGGATACGTCCCAGAATGTAGGTTCAAATCCTGCATGTGCTTCTAATGTTCAGAAGAATCAGTTTATTTTTTATTTATTTAAAAAATGCGTGTTTGGCAAAGTAAACTGATTTGGATAGCGTTTTTATTGTAATGAGAGTAATTAAAAACTCGTCCACTTAAACGAGTTAGATGATATACCTGTTTGAATACTCTCTATAGTCAAATATACTATTCATATGTTCTAAGGTATACTATTAAGGTAAGGAGAGAGGTTTAATGCCTCTCTCCCTATATTTTTTAACTTTAAATTACAGTATTATGAAATTTTTAAGATTTATGACAAAAACAGCATATGGTATTAACTTATCTACAATTACATTCTTTGCAATGAATGGATTATATTTCGGTTATACTAATCAAGACAACTTAGCTATGGGATTTTTAATTCCAGTAGTAATATTATTAATGCTACTACCTAAATGTAGTATGGAAGAGTAGTTTACAAAGAGTGACTAATAGGAAAGACTATTTCAAAGCATTGTTTTTAGAGCTCTCTGCTATTTATATAGCGGAGAGATCTTTTACGTAATAATATATAATGGAAAAAGAAAATCATTACCGACCATTACCAAAGTGTGTAACTATAGCTCCTTCTGATGTAGAAGGGCTAGGGTTGCACGCAACAGAAGCAATAGGTTCATATAAAAATTTAGGAGTATCTCATATACAAGAAGATACTTTTCCTGATGGATGGATAAGAACACCTTTAGGTGGTTTTATTAATCATTCTGATAATCCTAACACAGAACTTGTTAGTAATATAGATTATCATAACAACTTAACTACTAAGGAGTTATTCACTATTAAACCTATACAAGCAGGGGAAGAGCTTGTCGTGAAGTATACATTATATAATCCTGAAAACTAAATAATTATGGCAATAAACATGACTAAAGCAGTGTGCACTAGATTAGAGCAAGCACAAGATACATTACGGTACTGTACTGAAGCATTAAAAGAACTTGATTCTGTTAAAGGAGAAATTAAACTACAAACAGAAATAATGGATCCTATTAAAAAATTAGAATTTGAAGAACTTTTAACTGCTAGATTAAAGAAGCTAAACGATTCTCTTAGAGTATCTCTTGCTTTTTGTTATCATATAAATTAATAAATATGCGAGGTAAATACATAAATAAAGTCATTTTATCTTGTACACAAGTAGATGAAATAATAACTTGTGCTATGTGGATTACAGATCTTTTAAAAAGAAGTATTATAAGTTTTAACTTATATAAAGAACTTTATAAAGATTTATCTATACATCAAAAAAATTTATTAAGATATGAGCGAAAAAAGAATCAAAAAGATCATACAACTTTCAAAGAATCTAAAGAATTATGAGGAAATGATTGATATTCTATCTTATGAGATAGAAGAAAACATTTTTGATAATAACGATGATACTTATGTAAATTTTATTGTTACTAAAAAAGAAGATACAATAATAGATGATCATAATGAGTTACAAGCTGATTTTGTTAGAGTAAGTTATTCTGAAAGTGCTAAAATTCCTGAAGAGTTAGCTATAAAGCTTCAAAATGAAGTTTTAAAGTACTACAAGAAAAAGAAAAGAGAAATTTTAAAAGAAATTAAACAGTTATAGTATGGAGACAATTAAAGAAGCAAAAGAACATCTTCGAAATAACTTTGAAGAAGGAATAGACTGCCCATGTTGTGGGCAGTTTGTAAAATTATACAAAAGAAAGCTTAATTCTGGTATGGCAGCTACTCTGATCCGAATAGTGAAGTTTAACGGCTCATCAGAAGTACATGTAAAAGATTTTTTACGTAAGCATCAATTTCACAACGGTCATGATTGGACTAGACTTAAAGATTGGGGGTTACTCCAGGAAATAGTTGAAGATAATGTAAAATCTTCAGGTAAATGGAAAGTAACAGCTAATGGTCTTAAGTTTGCTGCTAATCAACTAGAAGTTAAATCACATATATTAGTATATGATAATAGATTTTTAGGACATGAAGGTGAAAACATTAGAATAAAGGACGCACTAGGAGAAAAATTTGATTTTAACGACCTAATGCAAGGAAATTAATTATTATTTAATATCTTAAAAACAAAGTTATGGGATTAGATCAAAACTTTTTTAGTAGGGATGGCAAAGAAGTAGATTCAGACGGCCATATCCTAGACTGTAATGGGCATGAAGTTCATTACTGGCGAAAACACAACAGACTACAAGGATGGTTTGAACAAGAATACCGTAAACAAGGCGGTGAAGGAGAATTTAATACAAATGAAGTTATTGTTACAAGAGATGTTCTTGATAGGCTTGAAAAAGACGTTATGGGAGAAGAATTACCTGAAACAGGAGGATTTTTCTTTGGTTCAGACTCTTATGATAAATACGATAATGAAGATGATTTAAAAGCAATCGAAAAAGCAAGAGAAGAAATTGCTGAAGGAAGAGAAGTTTATTATTGGTCATGGTGGTAAAATAGGTAAAATGATTATAGGAATTAGCGGTAAAATGGGAGCAGGTAAAGATACATTAGGTGATATACTATGTGATCTAGAACCTAAGTATGAAGTAAAAAGATTCTCAGATAAATTAAAGAAAATAGCTAGTCTATTATCAGGTATATCTGCAGAAAGGTTTGAGTCTCAAGACTTTAAACAACTAGGCATGCCATCGGTATGGAACAAACACAACTCTCCAACTACTCCTTATGGTGATCAACATATAAGGATGAGTGTGAGAGAATTTTTACAAAAGATAGGAACTGAAGCAATGAGAGATAACCTGCATGAAGATGTGTGGGTTAATGCTCTTTTTGCAGATTACAAAGAACGTTATTACGGCAGTAAAAACATGCCTAATTGGGTAATAACTGATGTAAGATTTCCTAATGAAGCTAATGCAATTCTAAATAGAGGAGGAGTAATGGTTAAGATTAATAGAACTGATACAACAGGGATTAATAGAAACCATTCTTCTGAAACTGCTTTAGATGGTTGGAGAGGTTTTAGTTATGTAATAGACAATAACGGAACTTTAGAAGATCTAATACTACATGCAGATAGCATTCTTAAGTTAGAGTGTTTATAATATAATTAGTCAAGGCTGGATAGTTAAACTCAAAATGTCTTAAGCGTATCCTATCTGGCCTTGCTAATTGTTTTACTTATTACTACACTTAAATATTTCAAAATGAAAACAAGTTTAAAAAGATTAGACCCTCCAAAAGGGTTAATTTGGCATGCCTATATAGCAATATTTGCAATTATGTTAGCGTTCCAAACCTCTTATATATTTAAGTATAGGTCTATGATTAAAAAACAATCTTTTATCATGTTAGACATGGAGAAAGAATTAATTAACTTAAATAAATAATATGAGTCATATGAAAAAAGCCTATGAATGGGCAAAACGTGAAGGACTATTAGAAGATCCTGATGTACTAGTTAAATATTTAAATTATCGTTTAAAACACCCTGATATGGAAGAATCTAAATCAATAGTAGAATTAAGAAAAGAAATTTCTCAAAAACATAGAGAGCATTTTACAGTAGAAGAAATAGAAGCTATTCTTACAGATATTTTATACTGTAGTACTATAAATGATGTGCAAGATAAAATTATCGCTATAGCAGAAAGTGAAAATCTAATTAAAATTAGAAAACTTGTAGATATGCAATAAAAAATACATTAAATTAGCTTCGTGCTTCTTTAATTGTTTCTGTTTAGCCCTCAAGTTGATTAGCTCATTTGAGGGCTTTCATTTTTAAAACATTAAATAATTATTATGAAAGAAAGTACAATAGTAAAAGGAAGCATTCTTTTTCTAGGATTTATGGCAATAATGTTAATAGCTGTTTTAGACAGTCCTGTAAAAGAGACTGCTATAGAAGAATCTAAAATAGATTCTTTAGGTTATTATAAAGTTTTAGTACAAACGTACAAAGACGCATATCAAGAAGCTATATTAGATCCAGCAATAAGAATAAAATTAATAATGGGAATGCCAAAAGACAGCGCTATTACATGGGCTAGAAAATGTCATTATAAACTTAATATACATGCGCTTGTAAAGTGGAGACCTGATGGCAAACCATAAAAAATATAAAGTAGTTAATTATGGGAGTTACTATGCTGTTAGTACTTGGTTTAATATAAAAGGCCAAATATTAGCATCATATGATACTATTAAAGAGGCTACTTTGTATCTCAGGAAAATTGAAAAAGAATAATTATATTATAAACTTAAAACAGAAAACAATATGAGTCCATACGTATTTCCAGGAGTGTTTTCTATTAAATTAGAGCATATGACTAACGAACAAAAATTAACAACGATTGTAGCTAATGTGTGCAATTTCTTTTCTATCCCTGTAGAGGATTTTAATAAAAAAAGTAGAAAAAGAAAATACATAGAAACTAGATGCGCTGCATTTTGGTTAATGAGAGAATATACTACTATGTCTTACAAAGAGATAGGTAAAATCTTTCATAAAGACCATAGTACAATAATACACGCTGTTAGAAACGCTTATGAATGGCAAAAAACAGATGAAAATTTTAAAGAATCTTTAGATCGTGTTCATTGTATTTTTAAACCACAAATTGATTATATTGAACAAGAAAATTCTACAGACAATGACGAAGAAGAAAGAAAAAACAGAGATAACGAACGAACACAAACCAGTCTCGAAAAAGTATTATCCAGGATTGAGCAGAAGGAAAAGGAGAGAGCTTCTCTCTAACTTAAAGCCTGCAAAAGTTATGGCTAGATATTATGAAACATTAGATTTAGCTGATCAAGCTATAAGAAATTCAGGTAATAACGCTGTTAATGTTCTTCAAGAAGCTTTGTCAACTAAAAAATTAAATCACATAGTAGACGGTGAAGCTGTAGTAAGAACTTTATCTGCTACTGATATAACTGCAGTACTTGATGCGATTACTCACTATAATCAAAATAGAAATAATGCTTAACCTAATTTTATTTTTAATGCTTTTAACAGGTTTAAGAGCACTGTACACAATCTTTGACTATGAGATTCAATGTTTTATGTACGATATTTATGTTAAATTTTTCACTAAAAGAAAAAAAAGAAAATTATGATACACTTTTTAAGTAATTATACGGAATCGTTTATTACTTATGAAAGTGTTACCATCGAAGAGGTAGTTGAATACTGCCAATCAAAGTCTTTTTTAGCAGTAGATACAGAAACAACTGGTCTTGACTTTACTACTGATAAAATGATCATGTTTCAGATCGGTGACGAAGAAAATCAATTCGTCATTGATACTCGTGATATAGATATATCTCCTCTTAATGCAGTTCTAGAGAATAGGAGCATTGTAAAACTTTTCCATAATACTAAGTTTGACTATAAGTTTATTAAGCAGACGTTAGGAGCACAAATAGAAAATGTTTATGATACAATGTTGGCTGAGCAAGTACTTACTTGTGGTAGGGATGGACTATCCAATTCTTTAGCTGCGTTATGTAGTAAGTATTTAAATATTACTATGGATAAAACCACTCGTAATGAGTTCATAGATATGAAAGACGATCCGTTTACATATGAACAAATTAAGTATGGTGCCAGAGATGTTAACTATTTATTAAGAATAAGAGGTTTGCAACTTCAAAAGTTAAAAAAACATGGCTTAGAGCCTGTATTACAACTGGAGAATGATGCTACTCTTGCTTTTTCTGATATAGAATTTAATGGCCTTTCTCTTAATAAAGATAAATGGCTAGAAATATCTAAAGATTCCGAAACTAAAGCAGAGACTGCTTCCGATGAATTAAACACTTTCATATTAGATAACAAAAACACCTTTACAGACTATATTAATTACAACGTACAAGGTAGTTTATTTGATAATACACCAGAACAAGAAATAAATATTAGTTGGGATTCTCCTAAACAAGTATTAGATGTATTCCAAACTTATGGGATAGATATTGAAGATGTTAATGCAAAAAATCTGTATAAGCATACTAGATCTTATCCTATAATAAAAGATTATATAAAATATAAAGAAACTATGAAGCTAGCAACTTCATATGGAGAAGGCTTCTTTAAATATTTCAAAGGTGATGGTAAAATACATACTAATTTTAAACAAATACTAAATACTGGCCGTGTTGCTAGCTCTAGTCCTAATATGCAACAGATTCCTGCAGATAATAAATACAGGAATTGTTTTATTGCTGAAAATGATCAAGTATTTGTATCAGGTGACTATTCTTCTCAAGAATTATGTGTGATAGCGTATGGTTCTAAAGATCCTATATGGTTAAAAGCATTAGAAAGAGGAGAAGATCTTCATTCTGTTTGTGCTGATTTAGTATATGGTAAAGTATGGAAAGATGCTGCAGAAGATGATTGTGCTTATATGCAAAGAAAAGCTAAATGCAACTGTCCTGGACATAAAAAACTAAGGAATGGAGTAAAGTCTATTAACTTTGGTCTTGCTTATGGCATGTCTAAGTTTAAGTTAGCTGATACTCTTCTTATTAGTGAAGATGAAGCACAAGCTCTTATGAATAAGTATTTTAAATCTTTTCCAAAGATTAAAGGCTTTTTAGATTTATTAGGTCAATATGGTGTAAAGAATGGATTAATTAAAACATTTGCACCTTATAGACGGATTAGATTCTTTGATGCTTGGGATCCTTTTATGGAAAGAAAAGAGATGGGCGCAATAGAACGTGCATCTAAAAATACTCCTATACAAGGTACCTCAGCAGACATGACTAAAAGAGCTATGGTTCTTGTTAGACGTGTTATTATTGATGAAAAGCTTCCTGTTGAAATGGTTATGACTGTTCATGATCAGATTGATACTATTTGCAGTAAAGAATACAGCGAAACTTGGCGTATTCGCCTTACTGAATTAATGGAACAAGCAGCATTAGAAATAATTGATAACGGACTACTGAAAGCAGAAGTCGAAATAACTGACGTATGGAGCAAGTAGAATTATTATTTGAATTTAATGATACAGAAAACATTATAGTAGGAAATAACTTAGACGTACAATTTAACGATGGAGAAGTTTTACATGACTTTGGTCCTATTAATTGGGGAAATGAATCTATACATGTTATGCTAGAAGAAAGTAATTTATTTTTTCCAAAAGAAGGTATATATAAGTTTAAAGCTAATGATATACTATATCAAATGGAAATTAAAAGTATAGTAGATGATTATTATAGTGAAATTGTATCTGTTAAAAAATTATAAAAAAGCGTGTGGTCTAAATAACCACACGTTTTCTATACATATTGTAATAACGTGTATAGATCTTAACAAATTCTATACACATTAATAACTCTGTCCCGTGTTTCGGGATGCGGGACAATTAGTTAAAATTAAATCAAAACAAAGATGAATAAAATAATAGACATTAAGACAGGTAAAATATACAAGTCTGCTAAAGAAGTTTCTGATGAGTTTAATATTCCTCACTCAACAATAAGATGTTGGATTAATGGTTCTAGAAAAAATTATTCAACTTTTAAATTATTAAAAACAAAAGACAGTGAAGATGGAAGCAATTAAAAAAGTAAATAGAAAATCTATGCTTATTAGATATTCTGGAAGGTCTACTGATTATATCAGTCCTAGCTTTGGTTATGGATGTTTATTTGAGTGTTCTTACTGTTATATGAAAAGGCATCAACCAGGTAAACAAGTATCTATAGCAAAAAATACAGGAGATATACTTACTGCAATAAATAATCATGCAGTTTTTCCTGATGTAGAAAAGCCAAATCAAACACATAAAGAGTATATTACTTATGATATATCTTGTAATGAAGATTATGCTCTTCATTCAAAGCATCATGATTGGCAACGTGTGTTTACGTTTTTTCGTGATCATCCGAGGGCTATGGGAAGTTTTGCGACTAAGACTGTTCCTGTAAGATTCTTAAATTTTGACCCAAAAAAGAAAATTAGAATCAGGTTCAGTCTTATGCCGCAAATAGTATCTAGTGAAGTAGAACCTAATACTTCTAAAATAATAGACAGAATAAAAGCTGTTGATGCATTTATAGAAGAAGGTTATGATGTACACTTAAACTTTAGCCCTGTAATAGTATATAAAGATTGGCTAAAAGACTATGAGTTACTATTTGATATGTGTAATGATTATATAGAAAACAAAGAACAAGTTTTATCAGAAGTAATTTTTCTTACACATAATAAAAGTAAGCATGCATTTAATGTAGATAATAATATACCAGGAGAACAGTTATTATGGAATCCATTAATCCAAGAATCTAAAAAATCTCAATACGGAGGAGAAAATATTAGATATAAACTTGGGTATAAACAACAGTGGATAGCACAGTTTAAGGAATTACATGATAAAATCATTCCCTGGAATACAATTAGATATGCATTTTAAATAAAACTTATGAGTGACTTAGAGAAATTAAAAAAGAAGATAAAATCTTCTAAACAAAGAGTATTTACAAGACAAGAGATTATTAATATGATAGATTTAATATTACCTTATGACAGTATATTAAATAAAGATAATAATCCTATTATTAAACCTTAAAATATTATAAAAACATGAAATGCAAACAGTGTAATGGTACAGGTAGATTACAGTGGGAAGATGAAATAGAAGATTGTAAATTTTGTGGAGGAACAGGAAAAGTTAAAGACTTTTCTAATGAAACTTCACAAGATGAAGATTATGCTAATAATCAAGCTGATGCTGCTATTAATTTTTGGAAAGATATAAATCAACATTTTGGACAATGAGTAAGATAGACTACCATAAAGCGAACTTTAAAAAAAGATATGCATTGCCTAAACATCATAAAAAAGGACCACAAATAGTAGGTTCTATGTCTTCTAAAGTAAAATTTGGTAAGTACATAGGATATACTATTCAAAGAATTATAGAAAATGATCCTAATTATATGAAGTGGCTAATAGACAAATGTCTTAGCATTCAAATAGAACCTCATTTATTAACACAAATAAAACAAAAACTAAATGACTAAAAAAGACTATGAAGTAATTGCTAAAGTCATTAAAAACTCTGAGCTATCTGAAACAAAAAGACTTCAAATAGCATTAGAAATGTCTAAAGAATTAGCAGATACTTATGATAATTTTAGAATAGCACCTTTTATGGAAGAGTGTATTCCTAACATTGACGAATATAATTTATAATTATTATGAACAAGAGTAAAATTAAAGACGGAGTCCAAAGGAGCGGACTGAACAAGTGGTTCCAACGTGGACAACGTGGAACTCTTGAATACTGCACTGGAGTAGGTAAATCTAGATGTGGTGTATTAGCTGCTGCTTGGTTAGCAAAAACTATTAATAAAGATTGTAAAGTATTAGTAATTACTCCTACACAAACTATTAGAGACCAGGCATGGGTACAAGAGTTTAAAAAGTGGGGAGAAAACAGTATCCTAAAAAGTAATGTGCAAATAGTGTGCATTCAAACTGCGTACAAGTGGACAGATCAAGAATTTGATCTCGTTATCGCTGATGAAGTTCATAATTATTTATCAGACGAGTATTTCAAGTTCTTTAAGAACAATACTTGTACGAGAGTTTTAGGATTAAGCGCCAGTATCAACCATGAACAACGGGTGTATCTAAATAAGATTGCACCCGTGGTTGATGCTATTACTACTAACAAGGCTAAAGAAATGGGTCTTGTATCAGACTTTTTAATACTTAATCTTGGTGTTACATTGAATGCTGAAGAAAGTATTGAATATAAAAATTTATCTGTTTCAATAAATAAAAGTCAGGCTAGAGGCTTTACTGATTGGAAAACTATAAATTTAAGAAAGGATATACTTTACAATGCAGTAAATAAAGTAAAAGCTGTAGAAAGAATAAATAAACTTTTTAATGATCGTTACGGAGTTATATTTTCTCAAAGCACTGTTTTTGCAGATTTGATGTCTAATAAGTTAGGAGATTCCTGCTTAAGCTATCATTCTAAATTAAGCGCAAAACAGCGTAAAAACAATTTAAAACTATTCTGTGACGGTAGAACAAAAGTAAATGTTCTTTCTGCTGCAAGAGCTTTAGATGAAGGTGCTAACTTACCAAGAGTAACTTATGCTATTATAGCAGCAGGTACTTCTAAAGAAAAATCCCAAATACAAAGATTGGGTAGGATTATACGTTATGAAGAAGATAAAAGAGCTGTTCTTATCAGACTGTACGCTAAAGGTACAAAAGATGAGCAGTGGCTTAAATCATCTCAAAACAGGTATAATGCTGTTTATATTGATTCACCAGATGAAATTTTAGAATATGCCTAAAAATATATTTGTACAAGACATTGTTCTTATGCAGATATTATTAGACTATAATTCTAGCATTTTTGATGAAAAAAATGTATATTAGACTATGATAGTTGAGATAAACATTGAGTGTCTCATCTCATCACAACTAACTGTAAATCAATATGTTATGCTAAACCTTCTTTATGAAGGAAAGCGCAATAGTTTTGAATATTACTTACTCACATATGACGTTCATGATGAACTTAAGGAGCTCTCTGATAAGGGATATATTCTTAATTATGCTGAGGATACGCTTGTATCAAACTTAATCATTTCAAGAGAGAAAACTTCTAAACTTTTTGGCTATGATGACTCCTTTTTCTGGGAGTTATTCGGTACCTACCCCATAAAAGTTTCGAATGGAAATGGAGGCACAAGGGCTTTACGGCCTACGAGTCTCAAATCCGCTCTCACAAAGAAAATGAAAAAGAAGTACGAGAAGAAAGTAAAGAACAAAGCTGTGCATGATCATATTATGAAATGTTTACAAGCAGAGATGTGGATGCGTAGGAAAAGTCAGCAGTTGCAATTTATGCAACAACTTGATGTGTATCTAAATCAAGAGAGTTGGTTTAATTATGAATATTTGCTAGAAATGGATAACGAACAAAAAACTACTAATTATGGAGAAAAATTCATCTAAGTTGCAAATTAGGCATATTAAAGATGCTACTCGTGAGAGTGCTATTTACATTGATCAAAGAAGAAAAGGTATAATATCCTCTTTAACTACTCCCTGGTCCAAATACAATGAGGTTGCTATGGGCGGTATAGAATGGGGCACTATTCATACTATAGCTGGTATGAGTGGTAGTGGTAAAACTGCTATCATTAATCAGCTAGAAACTCATCTTGTTACTAAGAATAAAGATGTAACAGTTTTATCATTTAACTTCGAGATGTTAGCTAAAAATTTAGTGTCAAGGAAATTTGCACACACTTTAAATTTAACTACTCAAGAATTACATAGTGGTATTCCTGATTATACTTTAGATGACGAAAACTACTCTCGTGTATTAAACGAAGGTAAAACTATTGCAAATTTACCTATATACTATGTAGAAGAAGCAGGTACGGTTCCTCAAGTAGAGAAAACTATAACTGATTTTATACAACATTATCCTAATACTATTGTTATGTTAGATCATACTTTGTTAGTTCATGGTAATAAAGAAGAACGACAGATATTAGTAGATCTATATGTAATGTTTAATCGACTTAAAAAGATTACACATTCAGCAGGTATTAAAATATCTTTTATAATTCTATCACAACTAAACGGTGATATAGAAAGAGCAGAAAGACAATCTGAACCAAGTCAGCATTTCCCTAAGAAAAGGGATTTATTCGGATCTAGTGCTGCTTTTATGTTTAGCGATGTTGTAATGGTATCTATGAATCCTGAGCAAATGGGGTTACAAAGATATGGTAATTATAAAGGAACAGTAGATGGTAAATTATTTTGGCATTTTCTAAAAGTACGTGAGGGTGAACCTTGCATCAGTGTTATGAAGAATATGTTAAAATACAGTAGAGTAGAAGATTGTAAAGATCAAAATTAAAATAGTGTAATGACGAACGAAGAAAAACAAAGTGCAAAGCAGTTGCTATCTAAAAAGTATTTAGACCAAAAAAGTGCTTGCGAAAGTGCTCTTGAAGTAAAAATGCTTGATGCGCAATACAAGAAAGATGTTGAAAAAATTGAAAATGGAATTAATCCATTTGAAAAACCAGAAAACTCTGGCTTTGATTGCTTTGGCTGTGGAAGTTAACTTATTATTTAATCTTAAAACTAAATTATGTCAGAATTAGTTGGAATTGTGGGCCCTAGTGGCTCAGGGAAATCTACCTCTATTGGTAATATCCCAGAATTAAACATCCAGGGGTTAAACCCTGAAGAGACTTTCGTTATTAACGTAATGGGAAAAGCATTACCATTTAAAGGATGGAAGTCTAAATATGTCGAAGGGAAGAATTATTTCTCTACTATTGATCCTAAAATGGTATTAGCTGCCTTTGAAAAGATCAAGAGTAACTCAGCAATCAAGAATATTGTTCTTGATGATTACCAATACATTATGGCTGATGAGTTTGTAAGAAAGGCTACTACTAAAGGATTTGATAAGTTTGCTATGATGGCAAAGAATGCTTATGATGTTCTAAACGGTGGAAGATTTTTACGAGAAGATCAAAAAGTAATAGTTCTTACTCATTCAGAAGATGTTATGGTAGATGGTAAATCTTTTAAGAAAATTAAAACTATCGGTAAAATGTTAGACGAGAAAGTAACTCTTGAAGGTTTATTTACTGTACTGTTGTTTACAGATGTTCAATATGATGATAAAACTCAAACAGCATCTTATTCATTTGTAACTAACAGAACAGATGAGTATCAATCTAAATCACCTGTAGGAATGTTCCCTACACTTAAGATCAATAACGATCTAGGACTAGTTGTAGAGTCTATTGATGACTACAACGCTTAAATTATTATTTTTAAACGCTTTTTAATAAATTGAATTATGGAATTAATTGGAAAAACAAGAAACAATTATGAAAAAGATGCAGCTCCTGCATTAACTATTAACCCACAGAAAGGTAAATTATCATTTAATAAGTCAGCTATTAAGGCTACTGGACTATTTGATTGTTCATTTGCAGTAGCTTATGATACAAATGAGGATGAATCTCTTTCTGTATATCTATATGAAGATTCTGATACAGGTATGCCTATACCTGCTACTGGCAACGTTACTAACAGATACCACGCTCGTAGAATTTGGGATACTCTTACTGATATAGAAACTTATGATGCTAATACTACATTTGAGTTAAGTGTAAGTAATGTACCTCATAATGATGAAGCATTCCCTGGGATTAACTTTTACGAATTGACTTATTCTACTAAAGAAATTGAAGTACAATCTGCAGTTGAAGAAGAAGCAGAAGTATTAGCAGCAGACTCAATTCAAGAAGTTGTTACAGAAGATAATGAATCTTCTATTTTTAATTTACAAGGAGTAAGTACTCCTGAATTATAATTTTTTAATTTTTTAATATTTAAATTTTCAAACATGTTTAATTTAACAGACGAAACAGTACAAGCAGACGGTAGAAAACCAATTTTCCCTTTGGGTATTTCAGAAGGTAATGAGTTAACTTCTGTAGAGAAGTCTATGAGTGACGCCTCTAAAGGTGAGTCAGTTCCTTATTTAGTATATACTTTTACTCACTCTGATGGGTCTCAAGTTAAGAAATTTGAGTTTGGACCTAAAGATTCTGATAAGCAGAACGATCCTGAAGCATGGGCTAAGAAAGTAAAGAACATTACTAAAAGAACAAAGCACATCTTAAGTAAATTTGGTGTAGATATGTTTAATGCCCCAGATTTTAATACTTTAGCAGATAATGTTGTAGCTGTTTTAAATGGAAAGACTAACGGGATTAAACTTAGAGTTAAAACTACTTATGATTATCAAGGTAAATATATCTCTATTCCTAGCTATCTTCCATTTGTAGAATTACAAACTGAAGCTCCTACTAAATTGAGAATTCAATCTGAAGAGCAAGGTGGTATTGACAAAATGACTAGAGCAGAAGAAGATAATGATTCTTCTATTATGGCTAATTTAGCTACTCCTGTATCAGCAGCACCTGCAGCAACTAACGGTTCTACTGATTCTGGATTACCATTTTAAACTAAAAATTAATGTTTGATATAGAAAACGTTTCAGAAGATTATGAATATAACATTTCTTTAGAAAAGATCAGAAATTTTGTAGATGACTACAAGATGTTTGCATTCTATATTGGACGTGATTTTAAGTTAAGAGAAAGTATACACAGCCCACTGAGGGAGGATAAAAATCCTTCCTGGGCTGTGTTTAAATCTCGAAATGGAGGTTTGATGTATAAAGATTTTGCTACTAACGATAGCGGTAATATCGTTAAGTTGGTGGCAAAATTACATCACTCTTCTTTCAAAGAGGCTTTGGCTATTATAGACAGAGATTTTAATCTAAAGCTAGGAGGTAATACTACTGTATCACATAAAGTACAAGGTTTTGTGACAACTAATACTATTGATACTGTAGAAGAACTTGCTAATGGAGCTAAAATAGGAATTAATATCCAAAAACATAATGATGTTGATATTGCATACTGGAGTCAATACGGAATTGACTTAGAGTGCTTAAAGAAGTATAATGTATTTTCTACTTCTTTATTATTTATTAATGGAAATTGTGTAAGCTCCTACAAAAGGAATGATCCTATGTATTCATATGTCTTTAGGAAAGATAATATTCTTTCTTATAAAATATATAGGCCTTTTGCTATAAAGTATAAGTGGACTTCTAATGTTAATAAATCTGTATTACAAGGCTGGGATCAAATGCCTGCTTCTGGTGATGTACTAATTATAACTAAATCTTTAAAAGATGTTATGGTACTTAGCCAAATGGGCTATGCTTCAGTTTCTATGCAAAGTGAGCAATCAGAAATTAAAGAGCAAGTAGTAGATCAACTAAGAAACAGATTTAAAACAATACTTATACTACAAGATTTTGACTACGCGGGTGTATGCGGTGTAAATAAGATTCGTAAGAAATACGGATTTATTCCATTTTTTATACAATCGTTTAAAACAAGGTCTAATGGATTAAAAGACATATCAGATTATGTCGCCTCTAAAGGATTTGATGCAGGAAAAAACTTAATTAATGAACTTTTAAATAATCTTAATGCAAGGAAGTAATTCTTATAAGTCGGGGCAAAAAGTAAAAGCCTCTTCTCCTACAAAATACGCACATAAAAGTGCTGTAAAAGAAGGAGATATAATAGAAATAGAGAATGAAATGGGATTATTTGAAGTGATAAAAGTTTCTTCTACAAATCAAATAGTTGCTAAAAATTACGAAGGATATAGGGTAGAAATACCTAAAACTGAAGTACGTTATAACCATAAAAAAACACTAGATTTATGAAATTAGAAAATAAAAACCACTCCCATGAGGCAATCATAGGAGTTCAGGAAAGTAATGCCCTGAGAATTAGTCAGGATTCTCAAGCTATGATAATAGATAGTTTGATTAACCTGTACTCTGATCCTGTTGGATCTGTAGTTAGAGAGTTAACCTCTAACTGTATAGACGCGCACAGAGAGCGTGACTTAAAACTACATGGTAAAATACCATTAGCAGACACTGATGATTTATCTTGGTTTGATAATAGATTAACTGTATCTGTATCTCTGATGGATTCAAATCCTTTACTTAATTTAGATGCTAACATTTCTTTTAATGATTATGGCATTGGTCTATCTCCACAAAGAGTTAAAGACATTTATACTGTATTAGGTACTTCAACTAAAAGAGACGATAATCATCAAATAGGTGGTTTTGGTCTTGGATGTAAGTCACCGTGGGCATATGTAGATCAATTTTATGTAAACACTAGATATAATGGTATTGAATACTATTATCTAATGCATAAAGGAGAGTCTGTCCCTGCTATGGATCTTGTTTACAAGAAAGAGACTATTCAAAAGAATGGTACTTCTGTTATTATACCTTTAAAATCTAGAAATAGAAATGAGATTAATAAGTTTGTAAGCTCTATTAATGAGCAACTTCCTTTCTTTGAGCACGTTGTTTATGAAGGGTTCGAAGATTATGATTCAATTAAATCTTGGAATATAGAAGCTGATCATCAAGATTATGTTATTCATAATAATGATACTTCATATAAATACAAAATGTTAGTAGGTAATGTAGTTTATCCTCTTGAAGTAGATCAGTTAGATGAAGTTACATATAATGATATTAGTATTGATCTTAGTCCTGATTTAGTATTTAAGTTTAAAATAGGTGAATTAGATTTGGTTCCTTCAAGGGAAGCTGTTCGATATACTCCTAAAACTAAAGATGCTATTCTTAACAAAATATCTAATGTATTAGATGGCTTTAAAGAAGAAGTAGAAACTGAAGTTAAGCAGCTAGATGATTTATATGAAGCATACTTATTTTATAAGCAATTAAACAGATATAGTTATGGAAGTCCTAGAATAAATAATTTTAGTACTCTTGCATTTAAATCTGCTATGCTTAAAAGTAATGAGTTTAATATAGATTTATCTAAATGGGATTTAGACATTCCAGGAGTAACTGTAAAAAACTTTATTGAAGCTTTTAATCCTTATAAATTACAAAGAGACTATTCTTCAAGAGGGAATACCTCTAAAGTTAGAGCACATTCTGTTGGAGTAGAAAATTTATTTGACGATAAAAAAACTACTATTTATTCTGTTGCAGATAAGTTTAACTTTAGAACTAATGAAGCAATATTTGAAGGGGGAATTAGACATGCTTATGCATTTAAATGGAGATCTTTTTCAAATTCTTCTACAACTTCTTGGAAATCTGTAGGTTATAAATTTAACTTTACTGCAGAAGAAGAAGAAAAGCATAACGTTACAGGTAAAAGTTTACTTGAATATACTTTAGAAAAAATTCAGGTATCTCTTAAAAAGCACTTTAAGATTCCTGGAGTAATTGTATATGAAGATATAGACACTTCTTCTGTTTCTGATGATATTGCAGAACAAGAAGAAACTCCTGATCAAAGACGTAGGCGTTTAGGAAAGTTATTCTTTAGATATGTTAAATCTAATTATTATGATTCTTGTGAAACAGATGTTATTGATGTTACTTCTAAAGGTGAGATTACTTATATTTATGGGCATAAAGATGATATTAATACTCTTAGAGATATTTATAATATTATAAGAGAAGTTAAAGAGTTTAAGACTTTTAAAGTTATTAGTATTGCTAAACACTTAGAAAAGCATATGGCGAGACATATTCATTTTGAAGATTTTATGCAATATGATGAAAGATGGAAAGATGTTTTAGATAAATTCTTAAATAAGCTTTATGTCAATAATGCTTTTGATACTTATGTTCCTACTAATTTATTAAGCTTGCTTAATAAAGAAGTTTATACTGCTATAAAACTTCCTAATATTGAAATTGGAGATATAAGTTATGAGGATTTTATGGACAAATATGGTAAAGACTTTACACCATCCTCTAGTAACTTTGAACATGTAACTAGAATTAATCATTGGTTTAGTAAAATGTCTATATTAAATTCTAGTATTATCAATACTCATAGTTATACTTTTGATTGTGTAGGAATTAAGTTTTTAGCTGATTACATGAAAAAAGTAGAAGCAGATACTACATTAGTATCTAAAGAGCTAAACTTTGAAGAAGCTGTAAAACTAGCATATGAAATATCAAACAGGCCTTACGATGTAATTAGCACTTTATATACTTATCCTGACTATCAGATGGTTAGAGATAAAATAGATAACGCTGGATCAGATGAGGATAAACTAAAGATTATTATGTTTTATAAAGATAAGCTCGTACATGATGCAAAAGAAAAACTTGCATTTATGTTATTAAGAGATCATAAAATGTTAGTATCTATTGATGAGTCAGCAGTTTCACAATTAAGTTTACAATTAGAAAACCTTTAAAACAAAAAAAATTATGAGCATGTTAGTATGTAAAGTAAGTGTAGAAGACGTTACAGTTATTATTGATGGAGAACCTCTAGTAGTAAGAAGAGATCATCCAAACGCAGATCAAATTATATATATATGTAAAGGATATAATTTGGAAAAAGACCCAGAAGTAAGAGAAGATATAATTTTGACTATTAAAGATTTAGCTGAAGCAAAAGATTATATTTCACAACTTACTGAAGATTTTGAAATAAATGCACAAGGAAGAGTTTTTCTTAAAGGCACTACTCAATCATTACCGTCTTTTTTAGCACATAAAATAAAAGACTTTATTGATGCTAAATTAGATATAGAGCCTTTAATTAAGTTCTGGAAGCATTTATTATTGAATCCTGATTCTGATGTTAGGTCACAATTATTTTCTTTCTTAGAGCATAATGGTCATCCTATTACTGAACAAGGTTATTTCTTAGCTTATAAAGCAGTTGCAGTTAAGCGTAGATATGATGCTGAAACAGGTGAAGAAGTAGTTGAAGTTAGATACGATGAAGATACTGGTGAAAGAGTAGAAGAAAAAGTATCTCAAGCTATGACTTTTAAACCTTTTCATTCAGGTTCTCACGGTATGGTTATTAAAGTAGGTGAAGCTATTAAAATGCCTAGAGAAGCATGTGATTCAGATCCTGAAGTAACTTGTTCTGCAGGTCTACATGTAGGTTCTATGGAATATGTACATAGCTTTGGGTATGGTGACAGTGTTGTGTTAGAAGTTCTTGTTAATCCTAGAAATGTTGTAGCTGTTCCTTACGACTACAATAACACTAAGATGAGATGTTGCGAATATTTTCCTATAGCTATTACTAATGGTGAGAATGAAAATGTGTATCTTGAGTCTGATTATACTGCTATTGATAAAGCACAAATGGAAGAGGATATGCAACAATTCAAACAGGAAAGAGAAGACAAAATCGCTGCTATTGAAAAAGACTTAGCTGAAAAGTTGGCTGTTGCAGGTAATATTTATTTATAAAATTAACTTGTAATGGAAGATGTTATTATTACACTTCCACAATTCATTACTCATGCTCAGATATCTAAGAATAAATTCAAAAAGATATCTGGGCAGAGAATGTTTGTCGGAGTCAACTTCTATGTGAGAGATGCTATCGTAAAAAGAATGCATAATTTCATAGAAAAACACTTACCTGAAGATTTAGATCTTGGGGAAGGTCCTTTTAGAATAAAAATGAGACTTCATGTTCCTGCGAACTATGGTACTGTTAAAATGATACGTGGCAAACTATCATGGAAACCTCCAAAAGAAGGGTATGTATGTACCTGGGACGTAGATAATATGTGGATATGGGGTAAGTGTTTTAACGATGTCCTTGTAAATAACAATTATTTACATGATGATAATGTTTATATAATACGAGCTGCAGGTGAAGTAGAGTTTGTACCTGTAAAAACATTAGATGAACGTAAAATAGAATTTATAATCTCAAAATATGAAGAAACAAATGAAAGTAAAGAATTTACACGAAGATACTCTGGAGATGTCCCAGAACGAGGGACCAAGAAGGGATCCTGAAGTACAACACAGGTATGAAACAGAAACAATTAGTGCTTCTGGTTTGTCTGAGTTTTCTAGAAGTCCTAGGGCTTATAGAGCATACAAAGATAAAGAGAAAGAAACCTGTGAATCTTATTTTGAATTAGGGAAAGCAATTCATTGTAGAATATTAGAACCTGAAACATTTGATGATAGATATTATCTAATGGATATTGAAGCTCCTGGCGGGTACATGGGAACTTTAATAGATAAGTACTTTTATTATATAAATAATGATTTTGCAGAAGAGCTTGCTAAGGAACTTGCTTATAAGGATTCTGGTTATAAAACAAAAGCAGAAACAGTATGGAAAAACTTTGAAGAAAAAGAAGAGTGTGTTGCATACTGGAATGCTTTAAATGATAGCAAAGGAAAAAGTATTCTTACTCCTAAAGAAGAGTTTATTATTGAAAACTGTGTACAAAGTGTTTTAAATCATAAAACAGCTAATGCTTTGTTATCCGTAGACCCTGCTGATACTCATACTATTTTAACAGAACATGATATGAAATGGTCTTTAAAAGAGTTTGATTTCACAATGCGTTCTATACTAGATAGGGCTGTAATTGATACAGAAAACAAGGTAGTTAATATCATTGACCTTAAGACTACTAGTAAAAACGTACACAAATTTAACTACAGTTATGAAAATTT